CCTGCTGAGTCAACGGCTCCTGTTGCTTGTTGTACCATCTGCTGCAAGGCTCCGGCCTGAGCAAAAGTGATTTGATTAACTTGACCAAAGTTAAAGGGTTGTAAAACTTCACGAGGATCTCCATTAGTTAGTATCATCTTGCCGGGACGTACTTCAGGTTTAGAACCGCGTGGTAGTCGTGTAGCGTCAATTGCCATCATCGGATGAATAGTAAGACTCAATGCGTCAATACGAGCGCGTAACTCAGTGTCAAGAGCTTTCTGACTGTTATAACCTTTTTCACATACACCACGGCCCCAGAAACGTCCGGGTACTACGTCCCAAGGAAAAGCTACAACAGGACGGTCTTGCATCATGTAAGGGTTTGCTTCTGCCTTTAACAAGATACCGCCGTTAGCAATCACTACAATGGCTTCTACGTACTTTGAATCAGACCCTTCCTCTTCTACCAACTCTTCTGTATCGTCGCTCACAGCCTCATCTAGAAGCTCTCGTGGCACTAGACCATAGTACTTAGTAAGGCGTACCTTGTCGTCGCTGTAAACAGTTAAGTCTTGGTCGGGTTCTAAGTCCGTATCAGGTGCAGCAGAGCCTACGTAAATGTCACGATAAACACCTTGTTCTTGTAAAAGCTCTACGTGATGGTGACTAACAAACTCATCAATAGCTACACCCATAGCGTCTTCAACAGACGTTGCTACAGGATCAATTAAGAAGTTCTGAGGAAGTACAGGCTTAAGCTTTACAACCACACGCTCCGTAATGTTTACACCTACTGCTTGAAGATCGCCTCCCATAACAGGTTGAGTCGCAGGAACCATCTCTTTCATTTCTTCAATAACAATCTCACCAATGCCTGTACCAAACACTGCTGAGTTAATTAAGCATTCAGCAACGGCCTTACGTACCATACAGTTTTCAAAGTCTTCTGTAAGCTTGTTACGGAGGAACTGTACGTCTTGTGGCTCTGTGTCGCCCATGTTGTCACTAACATCAAACCACTTACCGCGTCCAAACGTAGCTTCTTCTAGTTCAGCAACATTAGACTCAACTGCCTGTTGAAGTGCAGGAGAAATAATACGGGAACGCTCAGACCCACGCTCACTGTCAGCAGGATTCCATTGACCACGCCATAATCTATAATATTCTTCAAATTTCTGTTCATAATTGCTTTCGTAGTTATCCCTCCAATCTTCACACTTGTTTATAACCCAATCTTCTAGAGACTCTTGGATCATCAATGGATCTTGTTCATATAGTTCAGTCATATCAGTATCCTGCTACAATATCTAAAATTTCAGGCTCATCGAAATCTATGTCCCCTATACCATAAGGAACATTAGCTAATTGATCTATGTACGCAAGTGAGTCAACTAAGTCGTCATGCGTTAATGGATCAGGAAACTGAAACAGTTGGTCTAAGAATCTACTGTTCCATTCACCTTTGTTTAAAGTAATTGTGTTGTTTTCAAATCGTCCTTGTAAACTCCACATTACCCTGTCTGTTTTCTTTTTATTTCCGTGTGTTAACTCTTCAATTCTAAAAAACTGTGCGTACTTCTTTTGTAGATTAAGAAGGGGTGACATAACTGCCTGTTTTGCAATTCCCCTTTCGATGCCAACAGAAATAGGGCTGTAATCACGCACAGCTTGGAAGATCTTGACAGCTGTTTCATCTAATGTCCAACGCCCATATATAATGTTCTCTACGAACCAATCACCATCGTCTCCTACTTTTACTATAGATATAGCAGTTTCATCTAGCTTGGTATTCTTTGTACGTTTCTTACCTACTTCCTCAAAACCTGCCAAGTCGATTGCAATGTAGTAGTCGCCGTTGTCAGGCTCTTCTCCAAAGCTAACCCAATCTTCTTTAAACATCTCCGAACCACGGGCTTCAAACGACGCCATAAATTCCTGACGAAACGCATAAGAAGACATAGACCTTTTAGCAATGTCGATTTCATCTGGATCAAGAATAGGGTTATCGTATGACGTAAAGTGCCATGCTTTGTAAGTCGGATCATCATCTAGCTCCGCATATTTATAAAGGTCATAAAAGTGGTTACGCCCCATTGGTGTTCCAATGAACATCGCACAACCTTTTTGGTCAGCCAACGCAGGTCTTAGGATCTGCTCGAATACGTCAGGCTTCATGTCTGCATACTCATCCAGCACTAAAAACTTGAGGCTGACACCTCGCATTGTCTCTGGTCTGTCAGCACCTTTGAGGCTAATGGTTGCTCCGTTGACCAACTTGATTTGCAGATTATTGATGTGGCTACCAGCAATAACAGGGTGTCCCAAGTCAAGCAAGGTTTGCCACATGATGTCTCTGGCTTGTCCCTGAGTAGGTGCGACGTAAAATACATGACCTTTATCTGCCTGAAGTGCGTTTACTATTAACAACCATGCAGCAAGTCGGGATTTTCCTGTCCGTCGCCCTGCCGCAACTATTTTAAATCTTGTGTCGTCTGCCCAAACGTCTTGTTGCCAAGGCAGTAGCTCAATATTAAGATCCATTAAAATTATTAAACACTGTTGGTGCTGGTAACAGATCAAAGGTAACGACTACTTCTACATTACCTGAACCACCTGCTGCCGCTTTAATTACATCTCCCGGCTGTAAAACAAATACTGCATTGCCGTCAATCAGTAAGTTTTCCTTTGATGATATGTTAGTACCGTTGTAGATATATACATCTGGAGTAGGACTAGGCTTGTCTACAAACAATGTAATGTCATTAGTAGAGTTATGCAGGTTAGCTACAAACGCCATGTTCCAATGAGCAACGTAGCCGTTAGGAATAGTTACAATTTCTTGCGTACTGGTGTCTGTCAGGTTCTTGTTCTTTGTATATAACATTAGTATGTCCACATAACAGGTGTAGTGCCACGGGTGTCTACGTGTATAAAGTCGTCTGCAACACCCACACCAGTAAACCCTAAAGACAAAGCAGCCTTTACGAGTTTAAGGCGATCAACGGCATTAGTTATTTTTATGTCTGCCGCGATCCCTTGGGCGTGAGTTCCGGGAACATCTTTCTTTCGCTCTATTGGATGTAGTGTCGGGTGTCTATATCCACTAGTAATGACAAAAGGAAATCCACAGTACGCCCTTAACTCGTCTAACTTCTGTAGGAACTCTTGTTCCATGTTGTTAGTACCGCTAACCTGACAATCAAACTCTTCGCGTTTAAAATGATTAAGACTCATCAACAACCTCGCCTTCTATGATTGTAGGTTCTGGTACTTCTACTGCACCAACACCACTAATGTTAATCTGAATGGCATTCCTACCACCATCCTTAACAATATCTTTTTCAAAAGCAGCAACAGGTAGTATACGGTCCATCACTAATTTCCAAGCAGCAGCCTGATTCTTATGGTCATGGTCCAAAGCAGCATCAAAAATAGTATCAAGTACCTTACGTGACTTTGGAGAAGCCAACATACGTGCTTTGTACTCGTTGATTATCGCTGCGTCACCCTTGGGTCGGCCTACTACACCCTTGTTTCCGGGCTTTACAGCAGCAACTTCTGACTTCCGGGGTCTACCACGACCTCTTTTTTTAACAACGTCGGTCATAATAAAAATTGTCCCTTAATACAACAATAGTATAACATAAGTCTACACGAAAGTCAAGCTATTTTAGAGGTAAAAGCAGTAATAGTACAAACACGAGTAAAAACAAGGGTTTACACGAGTTTAATTTAGGGGTAATTATCCTAATTTTGACCTATTTTGTGTCTAGGTAGCTACTACAAAAGTACAACATATGTCAACCCCTCCCCCGACCCCTTTGTTTACGCGGGTTTCAACAAAGGTTGACACAGGGCGCGGCCTATGGTAGCGACTAGAGTTGGCACGAGTCTTGCATGGGTTGACATGGGCGGACTTATGTAGTAGCGAGCAGAGTTGGCATGAGTTTTGCATGGGTTGACAAGTGTGTGGGCTTATGTTGGACCCTTTGGGCCTACCTTTTATTACACGCGCACACGCGACTAACACAACATAAGGAACCACGTCAAGCAAAACAAAGTGGTAATATTCACAAGAAATAAATGTTGCACTCAAGTCTCAATTTGTTAAGGTAACTACATGGCGAGACGGGGACCCAAGCCACCCCTAAATGAGAATCATTATCATGACTAAGCAGATTAACTACGGCACCCACGAGACCATCAAAGACAGCCACCGAACACTGTCTGACGCTGTTGAAATGTACGCTATCTACTACAGCGACTATGGGGACGTTCTAAAAGAGATTTCGCAGTATCAAGACAGCGACGAGTGGACAAACGCTCCTAATATTGATGAGCTACCACGTTACATTGAGCTACAGAAAAAGCAAAACGCTATCGTCCGCGAGCTACATGCGATAGGTAAAGAACTGAGGTCCGTAGGTCTAGACGTTGACCTAGGTGACCACGCAAAAGTTGACGAATACTACGACAGCTTAGAAGTAGCGGCATAAGGAGGTTGACTAATCGTTGGGCATTCGCTAGAGTGTCCAGCAGTGAGTTAACACACACGTCAACACACGAGCCACAGGAGGCATTGACATGAGACAGATCGAAAAGCAAATGATAGCGGCAATCAACCGCAACGAAAACTGGGCGCTAGCAAACACTATGGTAACGTACCTACGTGAGGACGACACTTCACGGGTGTACCTACACGGCTACCTAATCGCCACAGTAGACGACTTCGGCATAGCTAGGCCCGTCCTATCAACCCTGATTGCATGGCCCACACGTACCACTATGAGCCGCCTGAGAGCATTAGGTATTGACGTATGCACACGCAAAGGCGACGTGTACCTTGACGGGGAGGTAGTAGCATGATTCACACACACGACAGCTTACGTTCACAAGACGGTGACTTTGAGAACTTCCATTATCAGCTAGAGGACGGGGAGCAATACAGGCTCACAGATGCGGAGCGAGATTGGCTAGGGTTTGTTTCTGGTCGGTACGCTATCGCCTCGCACATTTGCGATAACATGATAAACGGCGTTTATACTATGGACAGCGACGCTTTGGGGACTTGCTTGGTAGATGACGGGATGTTTCCAAAAGCCGTTTGTCTATCAGATGACACTGTGCTACAATCGATATTCTTCTACAGCGCAATAGACACTAGAAACGAGGTGACAGCATGACATTCGGAAACTATACAATTTGGTATAACCACGAGAGCCACGTCTGGGACATCTACGACAGCCGTAAGGGATTCAGATACCCTGAGTACACCGTGAACAACTACTCGCGTCTACTCTGCACACTACGCGATAAGCTGTCGAGGTTTGACACAGACCGCAACCGTGGGTTATTCTACCGCTTCATGCGATTCATAAGGAGAATTAGAAATGTTTGAACAATGGCAACCGTGGTGGGACGTGGTGTTTTTACTGTCGACAGGTGGACTTCTGACGTTGTGGCTGTATATCAAGGGAGAACCTGACGAATGAACTTTATATTCCCTTTGGTGGTTGTGCTAGTCTTTCCGTTTATGTTACCATTCATGGCGCTAGTGGTCTTAGTGGCGGTACTAAACAAGGCTAAACCTAAACCATCGGAAAACTTTGGAGATATACGAGATGACTAAAGAGACATGGGAAATGTGGGCAGATGAGTATCAGGAGTACTACGAGGATGAGACTCCTGTATACCCTGACGACATGGAGGAATTCAAGAAGGACGAGCAGAAGGTGATAGACGAAGTGATACGAGCCATACAGGGGCTGTCATCATGACATACGCAGAGTACGAGCTAGGTTACTACACGGGGGACTCTGAGGACTACTCAGGGCCTCCGGAGGACCCAGAAACACAGGCAATGCTAGAACACCTCATTGAGTACGAGACTGAGATGTACCGCTTGAACTGCAAAAGACGACTCTCTGGCTGTACGTACAAACAGCTTAAGGGTTTACTAATTAACTTACACGGGGAGGACTGGAAAGATGCGCTGTAGAGCTTGCAATAAGATACTAGAAGACTCAGAACTAACACGAAAGGACGCTAACGGTGATTTTTTGGATTTATGTGGCACTTGTCTTTCTGCTAGTGCTAACGCGGGAGTAGACACACAGGAAACACTGGACTATTACCCAAATGGGTCATTGACTTTTGACGATGATTCTGATACCCTCTACTAAGGTATACATAAGTATATATACTAAAGAGTAATCAGTAGTAGTTACTACTAAGGTAAACTAAGGGAGCAACTTAAGTATGGCTAAGTTTTCAGTGGATGTGGTACATAAGCAATGCTACAACGTAACGATAGACGCAAGCTCAGAGATAGAAGCTATGCGAGTGGCTGAGATGGAAGCGCCTGAGATGATCGAAAGGGGCATGGCTAGGATCAAACACATTGAGTACGAAATTTACAGCGTAAACGAGGAGGACAGAAGATGTCGATAGACGAAAAGAGCATATACGTAGTCGATGGTGGTGACTACTCCATCTACTGCTTAGGCTACACACAGGCCCGTGTAGTGACCAATGACATCATGAGGGCCGACCCTTGGGGTGGTATACCCTTTGTGTTGCGTAAGGACCTAGAGTTTTCTTTGGACGACCGTGGCAACGTGGTTATGCCTAGGAACACATTGGACAAAATCTTGTTCCTTGCTAGTGATGACTTTCCGGAGGGTGAACAGTGAACACGTACCGTATAACAACCATTGAAACTATCGAAAATGTTTATTATGTAAAAGCAGAGACAGAACAGGAGGCAAAAGAGCTTCTCCACATGAATTATTACGACCATGATGTTTATTTTTTAAATGAAGAAACTAAAAGCATCGAACTAGAGGGTGACCAGTGAAACAGCCAGAGAACGACCACACGAAGCACTTCGGTAACGACGAATACGTGAATATGGTTTGATTGAGAGGCGTAAGTAGTGTATACTATAAGTATGTTCTGAGAAAAAGCAGGACGTAACCCAAAGCAACCAACGGAGATTATTCCATGACAGCAACAACAGTAGAAGGCATAGTTAACTTCAGCAAACTGACTGAGCACGATGTGTACAATGGTCAGGACACCGGAGCCTATTCCATGACAATCACCATGTCAGAGGACGACGCGTCAACCCTTGCGGCCAACGGTATCAAGATCAAGGACTACCAAGGCAACAAGCAACGTAAGTTTAAGTCCAAGTACGACATCAAGGTGTTTGATGCAGACGGCAACCCGTACAACGGAGAAGTACCCTATAACTCCACGGTACGCCTGAAGTACAAGACAGGACCCGCGCACCCAGTACACGGTGTGTCCACCTACCTTGAAGCAGTAAAAGTCCTTGAGGAAGCTGAGATGGCTATGGGCGATGCCGCAGACTTCTAAGTTCCTACGTCACGAGAGTTGTCCGGAGTGTGGTTCTTCGGACGCTCTCGCAATTTATGACAACGGAGGCGCACACTGTTTCGCCTCTGGTTGTGACTATCATCTATTTGGGGACGGTGAAAAACCAATGACAACACAAGAACTGCCAAAGGCTAAACCCCTGAGCATGGGCGGTACAGTGGCGGCAATACCACAACGTAGGCTTTCACAGGAAACCTGTAGTCGCTTCGGTGTCACAGTGGAGTACTCAAAGACGGGCGAAATCATTCGGCACTACTACCCTTACTACAAGTTAGACACAGGGGAGGTCAGTGCTGCCAAGGCCCGTGACGTTAAAACCAAGGGCTTCTCATCTTCTGGAGACGTGTCCGGTGTTGGCTTCTTCGGTCAACAACAGTGCACCAACAACAAGTACCTTACGATCACCGAAGGGGAACTTGACGCCCTAGCAGTGTACGAGATGTTCAATAAGCAGTACGACGTAGTGTCGCTACGCTCTGGTGCTAACAACGCCTCCAAGGAGATCAAGGAACAGCTTGAGTGGCTCGAAGGGTACGAAAACGTAGTCCTATGCTTTGATAACGACAAGGCGGGTGACGTAGCAGTGGACGCAGTGAAGGACCTCTTTAGTCCTAACAAGCTGAAGGTCTGTAAGCTACCACTGAAGGACGCCAGTGACATGCTCATGGCTAACCGTGTCAAGGACTTTACTCAGGCATGGTGGAACGCCAAGGTGTACCGCCCTGACGGCATCATTGCAGGTACGGAGACGTGG